ACGAGAATCAATACCCTTGGCACAAACGCGAAGGTCAGCCGGTTCGGGCTGGACTCCCCATAGGCCCCGGTTCCGACATAGGTTCCGTAGGCGATTCTGGCGTTGCCAAGATCGCCGTGCGTGTGGTTGATTGCCGCCGCGCCGACCTGCGCTGCAGTGTGCGAGTGATTCAGTGCCGCCGCGCCGACCTGCGCCGCAGTGTGCGCGTGGTTGACTGCCGCCGCGCCGACCTGCGCCGCAGTGTGCGAGTGATTCAGCGCTGCCGCGCCGACTTGTGCCGCAGTGTGCGCGTGGTTTGCCAAGGCCGCGCCCACGTCGGCCGCGCTGAGCGTGATATTGCCGCTCAGGGCTTTGCCGTTGACCGTTCGTTCAGCGGGCACCGCGCCCACGTCGTCCGCCGAGAGCGCGATGTCGGCGTCCAGTGTTTTTCCGTTGACCGTCCGGCTCACAGGGACAGCGTTCAGCCCACCCGCGACGCCCGCGTCGATCTGTGCGCCCGTGTACTGCGAATTGTAAGCCATTTTTTCACCTCATGCACAAAAATTCTTTTCCGTCCAATGTGTTCAGCGCTCCGGCGGATGTGAGGAAGTTCTGGTTGTCGTTCCAGCTTCCATCCTCGCCCTGCGCGTACAGACTGATCCGGTAAGAGCCGTCCCCGGCGACGAGGTCGCTGTCGTACACTTCAAAGGTTCTTTCCGTTTCCGCGGGGGTCTGGGAAAAGGACGCGATCAGCGTCCCTTTCCCGAGGCCCCAGTCCGCGTCCGTCCGGGTTGCGCGGCACTCAAAGCGCACGTACGGGATATCCGAGGAAAAAGCGACCGACACGTGGTTGCAGCCGGGTTTGCCGGACACAACGCCGCCCGCTGCCCGAAAGGACAGATCCGGGGCCGCCATATCAGACGCTCCAGTTTCCGGCCGCGTCCTTGACGAAGACCTTGACGATCTTCGCGCCGTCCCCGCTGCTTGCGGCCTCGAGGTCGGCCGCGTTGATCGTGCAGTTAACCGTCGTATCCGCCGCGATTTCCGTTTCGCCGGACATATTGACGCTGCCGTTCTGCGTACCGATTTCGACGCCGGCTGTGTACAGGCTTCCGCTTTCGGGGACGACGCGCACCGTGTACGCGACAAACAGGCTGTCCGCCGAGAAGGAGAACGCGCTGACGTTGTAGCCGTCAACCTTCGAGATTGTCGCCTTGTCCGGCCCGGTGACGGTCACAACCGGCGCTGTGGTGTCGAGGGTTGTCGTCGCGCTGTACTCGGCCGTCTCATTGCCGACGCCGTCGCGGAATTTGACCTTAACGGTCTTCGCGCCGTCCCCGTCGGTCAACTGGATGACTTTGCTTTCGGCGTAGGCCTCCCATACCGCGTCTGCCTCGGCGGTCGCGGCGCTTCCGGCGCCGATGTCGCCGTAGAGCTTCATCTGCGCCGCTTCCAGCGCGTGCAGCGTTGCCGTGATGCTCCGCGTTCCGCTCAGACTGATGATCGAAATACTGCCTTCGCTCGGAGCTGTGGTGTCAAGTGTCAGGTTAAAAAAAGCCGCCATAATCTTATCTCCTTTACCAAGTATTAGTGGATGACTGCGCGGCGGTCGTAGCCGTAGAGGGTTTCGCCGTCCGCGAGCGTCACGCGGTCCGCGTCGGCCGGGACAAAGAGCAGGTCGTCGATGTAGTCCAGGATAAACCAGCTTCGTCCTCTTGCGCCGCGCGCGTAGATGATGTTTTCCCCGAGCTGCACTCTGGAAAACTGGAGGGGATAAACCTCCATTCCTTCTTTAACGAGCATCGGCGTTCCCCTCCAGAAGGTTGTAGTAGGTATCGGGCCAAATCTGATCGAGGGCGTTGTATTCCGCCAGGGTGCCGAACCAGACCCGCACGCGCCGGCCTGTTTTCTGATCGACCAGCACGCCGTCGTCGCCGCGTTCCGCGATGAGCTGCCAGCAGCCGTCCGTACCGTCCGGCGCACTGTTCCGGCAGGCCGTCCGGCACAGATAGGAGGAACCGCGATAGCGCACCTTGTTGTGCGGCACATAGTCCTTCTCCGGGTCGTACGGCTCCCACACCTCCGCCGCCCGCGTAAATTCCTCACGCGCGTGTTCGGCGGCGGCGCGCGCCGTCTCGTTCGCAAGGCGCTGAGACTCCGCGTCCGCTCTGACCTGTTCGGCATTCCGGCGGGCCGACTCGGCGGAAATCCGCTCCGCCTCCGCCGCCGCGCGGATTGTTTCCTCGCTCAGACGGGAGCGTTCGGCCTCCAGCCGCGCCGACTCGGCGGAGATCCGTTCCGTTTCCGCCGCCGCGCGGGCCGTTTCCTCACTCAGACGGGAGCGTTCGGCCTCCAGCCGCGCCGACTCGGCGGCGTCGCGTTCCGACTCTGCCCGCGCCCGCTGCTGTTCGGCCTCCGCGCGCGCCGTCTCGGCGGAAATCCGTCCGGCCTCGGCGGCGTCGCGGATCTCCGCCTCGGCCACCGTATCGGAGATTGCCGGAATCAGCGTTTCGTTGATGTAGGTCTTGATCCGGTTCGGGCCTTCGTCGAACTTGAGTTTCAGTTCCTCGGCTGTCAGCCCGCCCACGTCGTTTGGCTGATCGTCGAGCTTCTGGATAACGTAAAGGTCGTCGTTCAGCGTTTTCATGTCCAAACTCATCGCTTATTCCCCCATGCCGGGACGATCCTACATCCGAACCGCCTCCACGGTGTCGGAACGGTACATTCCCTCTTTCTTCGCGAACGCGCGGATGCCCGTCTCATCCTCGGCAAAGCTGACCGCGCCCGTATAGGTCTTGGCGGTTGTGGAATAGGCCGGATCGCTTCCATCGAGCGTGTAACGGATGGAGGCGCCCTCCGTCGCGCAGGAGATGGTCGCGGAATCACCCGCGAGGACGATTTTCGGGGCTTCGACGGCCTTATCCTTTTCCACCGCGATGCACACGCCCTTGGCCTTGGCGCCTTTGACGAACGCGTCGAAGATCACGCGGCCCTCGACCAGGTCGCCGGAGATACCGGGCGGGTCGGAATGGATTTTGTAGTCGTTGAGCTTGACCGGCGAGATTGCCGCGTCCTGCTTGACGATCATGAAGTACACGCCCTCGGGCATGTAGCTGGCCGGCACCTTCTGCACGCGCATTCCGTCGAACTCGCCGACCGTTCCCTTACCGGCGGCCTGCGCCGCGAGGGCGTCGGCGCGGCTGAACTCGTCGCACAGCTTGAGCAGTTTATAGACGCCCGCCGTGACATAGAGCGTCCTGCCCTCCTGCGGCACAAGCGCGTCGTCCATCCGCGCCGAGGCGTCGAGGATGTCCGAGGCGATAGAGGACTTTGTCGGGGCCGCGTCGAGCGGCTGGACGATTCCGGCATTCCCGGCCCACACGCGCATCCGGTAGCGGTCGATGTACGGCGTAACGACCTCGCGCATCTGCCGTTTAAGGCTGGTGGCGGCCTGTTTGACGTTGAACTGTTCGCGCGCGTTGCCCTTGTCGATTGTGTAAGTAAAGGCTTTGTCCTGCTCCATCACGAACTCCTGTACGCAGTCGGTCAGCTCCTGAGGCGTGCCGTAGCGGTTCGCGCCCTTCCTCTGGTAGTCGCCGAGGGGGACGGTGTCCACCTCATAGACCTCGACGGTCTTCACGCCGGTGAAGGCCATGTCCAGGTCGTTTGAGAAGGAGCCTTGCGTCAGCGAGTCCATGTAGAACCGCTCCTGCGCCGCCTCCGCGTACTTGGACGCCAGATTTACCGTTTTTCCCATTGCTTCCGTTCCTCCTTATCAGAGTTTGTATTTGCACTCGCGCTTCTTGCGCGAAGCGCCGTCAGAAGAAGCCCGCTGCATTCCGCTTCCGGCGTTCGCCGGAAGCTCCATATCCGCAGTCTCCTTCTTCCTCTCCAAATTGCAATCGCTGCGCTGGATTGCAATTTGGTTCTCATACTAAAACTCTATAAAAAACTTTAGTTTTTTATAGCGCGAAGCGCGTCGAGTTTTTATGAGACGGGGCGGCGTGGAACGCCGCCAGCACGCGAAGCGTGCGTATTTCAAATTAAAGTATTTAATTT